CTGCCATGCACAAATTCCTGGAGAACCATATCACGGGAGTTGGCTACGATGATCTTACAGAAATCGGATGCGCGGCGAAGCCCATGGCCCAAAAAGTTATTGAGATGGGTCTTACGTCTATTGAGGAGTACTACGGGTCGGAAGTTATGCTACATTATCCTGGGCTTTACGCTGGGTCTACTGATCTCGTATGTAATCACAATGGTCTTGAGACTATTGTAGACTTTAAACAAAGCAATAGGCCAAAGAAAGAAGAGTGGATTTATGATTACTATATGCAAATCGCTGCATATGCCATGGCCCACGATGAGGTTTATGGATCTAAGATTAGACAGGGGGTTATCATGATATGTACTCCTGATCTTTATTATCAGGAATTTAAGATGCAGGACGCCATGTTAAAGCTCTGGAAGCACAGATTTCTAGGGAGACTGGACCAGTACCATGAATTAGAAAGAGATGAGAAGGAACGGGCAAATATAGACCCGAATAAGCTTTTAGAGGAGTTTGAAAATGATAAACGATGAATTACTAAAACCTATTAAATGAAATATAATGATAACAGATTTTACAGTTAGGGTCAGAGAATATCTAACAAGGATTGGTGAGTTCTTGACCCAAGCCAGCGGGATGTCTCTGTGTCCCTTGATTGCTTCATGCAATCAGTTTTCATCCATCCTGCTGGCATCACCGATTATGTCGGTTAATTGGTTCTCGTGGGTAGGGTTCGTTCATAAAAAAACCGATTCATACAAACCCTGTTATATTTGTTATTTTGTTATTTTGAAAAGAACAATATAACTAAAAGGGAATACTTTTGTAGTACCCTCTTTTATCAAGATTCCCGGCTCACGGAGCCTAATTATGGCTAAAATAAGGCAGAAATATGGCAAAAGAAAGACAGACATCTACATATAGTAATCTCACAGGAATAAATGATTTTATTTTTTTTTTTTCAAATCAAAATAATCTGTCATACTGTCATAAACATAAAAAACATAGGAAAATCAATACTAATTTAAGCAAAATAGTGACATATTGTGTGACATTTCATTTTTTAGAATCTGTCAATATGTCATTCTCTAGGGGGGTAAGCAAACTATTGTGTATTTTCAAAACCTATCTATGCTCCCACATCCCTATATATAAGATTTACAATGGAACGATTTATAGATATATTCAATCGGAGACACAACCCTAACTATTACTATGCCCAAAAGAAAACCAAAAAAAAGAAAACCAAGGACAAAAAGAAAAGTCGTAAGTCCTACCCAGGTAGACAATATTCCATACGCAAAAGTAAGGGTAGAATGGATTGATATATTATCTGATTCAGGTTGGGCTGATGATAAGGCATTTAATAAAATGAAGTTAGCCTCTCCTGTTAATGAAGGCTGGTTATATAATAAAGATAGATATGCTGTTAAATTATTCGCTTCCTATGATCGGGAGGAGGATGGCTCTTTGACTTTTGGGGATCGGACGATGATTCCTTTGGCGTGTGTGAAGAAGATGGTGAGGCTTTAGGTGATTCAATCACTTCTCCTTCAATCTGCTTCGCATTTAAAAGAGGTTCGTAGTCGTCTAAAATTTGTTTCATCTTTGCTTCTAATTGTTCTTCTGTTAGGTCCTCTAGTTTACCTGTTTTTATTATTTTGCGTTCTATGTATAGTCCTGCTGCCTTTCCACGATTGGTTTCAGCGTTTACTGCAGAGGAAAATGAACCTTTCTTTAACGCCAGGTTCTTAATTCTATCTAATTCAGCTACATGGCCGTCATAAGTGACAGCATGCTTCTTAAGTCTCTCTTCTCTCAATTGTCCTATGTATCTTACTACTAATGGAGATAGTCTGGGATTCATAAGCTCTGATCCTTCTTGTCTGCATCTTTTATGGCTGTAACCAGCTAGTTTAGCTGCTTCTCCCTGTGATACAGGTCCATCAGCTCCACCAAATATTATAAATTCGGCGAATCTTTTTTGCATTTCTGTTAGTCTTTTTGGAACTCCCATATTGACATTTTAAGGTAACTTCTGTATAATGTCAAGAATGAAAGAATCAGGAGACAAAGGAGAATTAGATGCCCTTAGACACAACAAAGTGATTGAAACGTTACAGGCACGTGTTAAACAATTGGAAAGCACATTGTCTAGTGCTCAAGATATCAATGATGCTCACCAAAGATATAATGGTAAACTTCAAACAAGACTTACAGAAGTTGAGGAAGATAATAAAAAACTAGCTTCGCAGATAGAGGATAAATCTAAAGTTGTAGAGCGGTTAAGAGAAAAAGGTATAATGTAATGCAGGTAAAAGATCTACAAGAATTTTTGTCTAAGTTCACAGAGTCAGATGCAGTGGGTCGTCAGGGAAATGCAATCTCTAATGCTGTTATTATGGTAGAGAAGGATGGTTATTTGGAAGAGATAAAACGAATGGAAGTTCATGAACATTCCACTCCTATCGTTGGTCATCAAGGGCATAGTGCTCATAGATTAGTTTTAAAAACTCAAAATAAAAAGAAACTTATTATTCCACCTAAGCTTAAAGGCGTTTACTAACATGTTGACACCGAAACAATTAAAACTATTTAAATTTATAAAAAAATATAAAAAAAATAATGAATTAATGCCTACATTTAATGAGATGAAAAACTATATGGATGTTAAATCAAAAAGTACTGTGCATCACATGCTCGGTTATATGGAATGGAAAGGGTATATCAAAAGATATCCTGCCATGGCGAGAGCGATAGAAACCTTAAGATAATGCATGAGGTTGTAACCTCAATAAAGACATGGGTCCAGAGGCAAAATTATATCAAAAACTTCGTAAAAATTCTAAGGGAATTATCTGGAATAGGATTGAAAACCTTAGCTCTCTCGGTACTCCTGATCTATTGGGCTATAATGATTCTGGCACCTTTTTCACAGTAGAGTTAAAAGTTACACGAGGTAATAAACTTAAATTTTCCCCACATCAAATTGCCTTCCATGTGAAACATCCACACAACACATTTATCATAGCCGAGGCCCTCGGTCCGAGGGCTTTTAAAACTTTTTCAGTATCCATGTACCGTGGTTCACGGATCAGGGAACTGGTTAGGGATGGCTTGGAGCTTGAGGCTTGTAGCTTGGGGCTTGAAGCTTGTTGCTTGAAGCTTTTGTCAATATGACAAATTGTCGCAGGTGAAGGAATAACTCGCCCCCGGGCAGGTGCACTGCGCCAGGACTGCTTTTGTGAAGACTGACGTCCCTTGATTGGCGGCTTATGGCCCGAAATGTCCCGGGGTTGTGAGACGGCTCGCATTGAGCTGCGCATATGTGCGCGTTTCGTTTTGTTATAGTCATCATAATACCATATCCGTGGACCTTGATCCATTAGACATAACGTCGCACCCCTACATCTTGTGTCAATGTGACATATTGTCGCACCCCTACATCTTGTGTCAATGCGACAAATTGTCGCACGCTTGTTGCTTGGAGCTTGGAGCTTGTTGCTTGAGGCTTTTGTCAATAGGACATATTGACGCGCGGCAATTTGCCGCACGTCCAGGAGAGTTCTTCATTTCCAGTAGTCTTTACACTCTTCACAATCTTCAGTTGAGGATACTTCGTCGATGCTTTTATCGTTTATTACTTCAACTTCTTCTGTTGTTAATTGATCGCAAAATCTACAGTAAATTATTTTTTTAATGTTTTCCATAAGTCACATTTTCTGTATTTATATCCCAGCAGGCTCTACAGCTGCCGCATTTATTGTCTTGATCAGCTGAGGGACAAGTCTTAGTCTTAGTTGACACAGCGCTAGTCCATGGCCATGCCTTGGAGCTCGGTCCATCAATCATGGTCCCTGATACTCTAATACATAAATTTTTAGGAATTTTTTCTTTTTCTATTTTTTGGACCCATGGCTCACGCGTCGGGAGCCAGTGTTTAGTTTGCGGTGTGCTGGCGCATACTTTAAAAATTTTGTGTAAGTGATCAAGATCTCTAACGTCCCCGGAATCATGCCATCTAAACCATGGATGGTCCTTGACCAATACGGTCATGGCCTTGGTCCATTGTTCATGGTCCAGGCTCTGATATCTACGCTCTAAAGCTTTTTGAACGTTGGGGAAGCAATAACGCCCTTTTAATGCATAGCAGCCCGAGCACACAGAATTTTTAATTTTTCTAAGCTTAGACCCTGTCTTGCACCTTATGGCCGGCAGATTATACGCCGGCCCAGGCATCTTGGATGGTTTGCTTAAACCGCCAGTGATTTTATGAGCTTCTTTTTTTAGCATGTCATATATTATATATGATAATTATGGCAACATTATGGCGCTCGCTTGAAGCTTGTGGCTTGGCGCTTGAGGCCTTTGTCAATAGAACATATTGACGCGCGACAAAATGTCGCACGTTTCCTGCTTTATTAAAACTCACTTATTATTTTGTCCATTTTTTTCTTGTGTTCCAGATCCTCATCCTCAGCATAAATTAACGGATATTCTATTTGTGAAATTCTGGTCTTGCCATTCTTGTCAGTGATCCGGGATACAATGCAGTCTTTGCCTTCGAATATTTCTCTTGTTGATTTTAACTTATCTCCATCAAAATTAATTTGACCCCGGTCAATAGAATCACCAAAGTTATTATAATCGTCAAAATAACCACAATATTCTGCTAATTTTTTTGGTTTCATAATTTCTTCCTTAATTACTGAACTCATTTAACATCCATTACTAGGGCCGCATTCGCGGCCCCAGGATGAGGATTATCCAATTGATTGTCCTTTGTCATCGAACATCTTACCGGCGTCCATATCGATCGTGTAATGACCGTTGTCACTGTTGTCACCATCGTTGCTATCTTTCCCAAGATAGATGGAATAAGACAGTAAATTGTCATCCACGCTCCAGGTACCCCCATTAATGTCTTCGGTCTTGTTTTCATAGTGGTGCAATCGGAAAGCTTCTTCGTCTCTTATTGCGCTAATGAATTGGACCATAAGGTTGCGAGGCTCCAATCTGGTTAAGGGGTCTGATTTGTTCTCTTTTTTCTTTAAATGCACACGCAGCTCTTTAAACCAGTCGAATGCAAATTTAGGAAAATCAGTGCCGCCCCAATGATGGAACAGTACTGGACTCTCTTCTATTATTTTTTCTTTATCGTCTGGATAAGACCATCTCTCTTGTTCTTGTCTAAACGATATACTTACTCTGTTGCCCATGTTTTTCTCCTTTTTTTGTTTTCATGTCATATATTATATATGATATGAGGATGAAAGTCAAATGACAAATCGTCGCACCACTATATATTGTGTCAATGTGACATATTGTCGCAGGCGCTTGAGGCTTGGCGCTTGGAGCTTGAGGCTTGATGATTAATTATTGATCCATTGGATAACATCGGG